AAATCCACCTAATGAACGGATGTATGCTTTGTAAGCTACAGTTGGAGCATAGATAGTTAAATCCTCACGACCATAAACAGTTGAAGGAACTGCATCTAAAGTGTTCTCAAGTAGAGAAACGATGTTAGAAGAAGTGAAAGAAGTTTCAGAACCGTTAGCAGCGTCATTAACGTCAGCATCAGCAGCCATAAGAACTGAGAAACCGTCGAACTCACCAGCAGTAGCGTTTACTCCACCCCAAATGTTTTGCTCAGTCTTCTCTGCAACTTTACCTGCTACGTGAGCGATAAGGAAGTCAGCGAATTTTGGAGGAAGTTGGTCAAATGCACCAACACCCATTTGGATAGCCTCCCAATCAGAACGGAAGTCTTTTTTACATAACTCTACGTTTACTTGGAACTCTTCTGGTTGAAGGATTCTCTCTGTTAAAGTAACAGAACCTGTATCTGTGAAGTCACAAGTAGCGTTAGCAATTAATCCTGAAGTATCAACTTTCTTGATAACTTCTTTGTACTTTACGTTTGGTTTGATACCAATCGCAGATTCGTTCAGGGTCTTACCTGAAAGAAGTGCAGCAGAAATATACTGTCCAGCAAATTCCCCTGCGTAGGTTGTAGTAATACTAGTAGTAGTAGCCATTTTTATTTGTTATTTTACTTATTAAACATTTTTTCGTACACAACACTCATTGTATTGCGTGGTTTGTTTTGCTTAAAGAAGTTCATCTTTGCAGATTCTTCTACTTCTGGAGTGTGCGAGATAGGCTCGGCAGCAGGCTCGTCAGCAGATAGGTCTACTTGCTCTTCTTTAGCTAGTTCTTCAGGAACTTCCATTTGCTCCTCTTCAGAACCCATTTTTTCAACGATAGCAGCATACATAGCTTTCATTTCAGCGATAGCTGATTCAAATTCTTGTCTGCTTACATACTCGTCAACTTTTTCTTCAGCAGGAGCTTCTTCAGCAGGAGCTTCTTCTCCCTCTAGCTCAACTGCGTCATTTACTTCTACTTCTTCAGCGTTAAGTTCAACTTGCTCTTCAACAGCAGGCTCAACTTGTGGCTCTTCAGCAGAAAGAAGGACAGATTTTAGCTTGTCCACGATTTCAGTTGCTTTCATAAATACTTAATTTATATTAGGTTAACTATTGATTACTTATTCTGTTGTATTTTCAACTACGGATTAGCTGCTTGACATTCAGCACAACTTGCATAAGCAACAGACACGCTCTCTGTGTGTAAGCCTTCAGATTGCTTTTCCTCTGTTACTGTATAACACTCATTATGTCCGTTCTCAAGTGTAAAGAAGTAGGTCTTACCAACCTCTAATGGATTGTCGTGAACGTGAACGTGATGCGTGTGTTGGTCATCACAACTTTCAATTATATATCCGTACCAAACACTTGTGGAAAGCCCTGCTTCGCCATAAATACTTCCTATGCCTTGATTAATCATATTGCCATTACAGCACTTACGACTATACTTTCCGTTTTTACACAAACAAGCCCTTCTGTTTTCTCTAGGGCTTGTTCTGCTTGGGTTGTATCTACTTCTAAATCTCATCTAGTCCTTTAAGTTTAGACTCAACCCAGTTCTTCATTGACTTACCGCCCCATAGAAGGTAGCTTATTGTACCGCAAGCCTCTGGCTTTGCTGGGTCGTAATACGCTTCTGCTCTGCTTAGGTAGCTGTAAATCCTCTTCAAAGTTGGTACTGTGAATTTCTCTTTCCGTGCCAGTTGTTGAGCTCTTACTTTCCCTACTTGAGTTGCGCATTTGTTATTTACCTCTTTATTGCGTTCGATACCTAGTTTAGCGTTGTTTGAAGCACTCTCTGGATAACCTCCATAAGATTCTAGCTCCACTTCCTCTTCAAAGGCTGATAAAGCCTCTAAAAGAGCATATTCCGCTTGTAGTTCCTCAAAGCAATCTGCGCAAAGTTCTTCTTCAACGTCTTCTTTAGGTCTATTGCTGTTATCGCTAAAATAGCCCTCGATACTAAAGCCACGAACCCTGCCCGTCTTAACAAATTCTTCCCAAACTTCTTCATTGTTTACTTTTACAGACACCATCCAAGTGCCTTTTGGCATATTTAAGTTATATAATGATGATTTATCCTTCTTTTCGTCCTCTACAATCCAAGATTCGACCACAGACATCCCTTTTAGGGCATATTCGTGTTCTAAGGTCGAGTTGTTCTGGTTTCCTCTGCTTAAAAACAGCTGAGAGGCCTTTCTAACGGTATCTTCACTAAAAAATATCTCGTACTCATCTCCAAGTTCGTTTCTACGGTAGATTTTCTTGTTTGGGATAAGCGCAGGACCCATTAGGATTCGTTTTTCGTTGTTTACCTCTGCTAATTCTATCTTTTGTGACTTTAGGGCCACAAAATCCTCTTCAATAGCAGGGTTTTCTACTATAGAGATAGCCTGAATGCCTGAATCTAGGCTTTCTTCATCTATAAATAATTCAAAGACTTCCATATAAGGATAACTTAATAGTTAATATTCGTTTTAAATTGACGCTCCCTCTACAATCTTGCGGTCCATCTCTTGTGCTGTACTTACATCAGATGATACTACATAAGCCTTTACTGGCTTAGATTGAGAGCCAGCAACAGCAGCAGCTAACTGGTTTTGAGCAGAAGAACCTACCACGTTAAAAGACGGAGCTTGAACTCCACCTGATAAACCACCTCCGCCTTGAGATGTTAGGTTAGGTGTAGGCATACCTTGCTCTGTGTACTTCATTCTACTAAGAGCTGCAACCTGTGCAAGACCAAATGCCGTAGCTAAAGCAGCGGCAGCTGTACCTCTAGCAGGAGAATCTGGCGTTGGTATAGGCAAGAATTGAGACAGATAAGCCTTAGAAGCAGAAGACGCTGTGTCTGCAAGAGCCATAACTATCTTCAACGCTTTTTCTCTCTGAAATTGCTTCTTAGCTATTTTATTCTGACGCTCTACAAGAGCAGCTTCGTTTCTGGATATCTGTTGGTTGATTTTATCTCTTTCGTCAGCAGATAATTGCTCATTAGCAAGCCTAGATTTGAGCTGGTCATTGAGTTTAGTGGTCTTGTTTTTCTCTATAGCAATCTCTCTGTCTGCCTGAGCGGATAAGATGTCATTTAGCGAAGAAGCTATATTTTTGACCAAATCTGCCTTCTCCCCTATCTTTTTTGCTTGCTCAGACAACTTGAAAAGCCTGTCTAAGTCTAGCTGGTTTTCATTGAAATTAGTAGTAGCCTGAAGGTCTTTAGTCATTTGCTCTGGGTCCAGCGTTTCTGCTAGCTGGTCCGTCACGGTCTTCTTAACTACCTTCCATACCTTTTTACCTTTAAGATTAGTTACTAATACAGCGGAAAGATTTTCGCTTATGCCTTTTGTTTCGATGATATTATCTATCTTCAAAGGCTCTCCTTCAACAAGAGCTTCAAGCTGAAATTGAAGGAACGCTATCTCGTCATTAAACTTCTTTATCTCTTCAGTCGTTGTAGCTGTAGACTCTTTAGTTTCTTCTAGTTTAGATATTTGTTCGTTGTAGTAATCTATTGTTCCAGCGATAATATCACTTCTCTTTTCTTCAGAATCTACTAGCTTAGAAACCTCGTTGTTTAACGAAGCTACAGTCTTAGATATCTCTGCATTTAGCTGATTCTTTCTTGCGTTAATCATCAAAGACCTTTCTTCTTGCTGAGCTATCTGTGAGTTGATATAATCAATCTTTTGTTTAAACCCAAGTTCCATTTCAGCTGCCTGAGCTGCTGTTAATGTAGGAAGCCTTTTTCTTCTTTCTTCTTCTTGAGCCGCAATCTTTTCTGCTCTTTGATTCTCAAGTTCAATTATCCTTTCTAGTATCTTCTCGTTTTCCTCTGCGTTCTTTACATCTTCTCTGGCTATCTCTCTTCTTTTGTCTGTTATAAGTTCTAGCTCCTGAAGTATCTCAAGTTCTCTTTCTCTGCTAATTAAACCTAGCTTAACGGCCTCACCTAAATCTTTTACAGATAGTTTCTGGCGTTCGTATATTTCAGCTCTTTCTTCTTCTGTAAGATTTTCTTTAGCAAGCTCCTTGCGCAACAAAAGAAGCTCTAATCTCTGTTCAAGAATAGACTCTGTAAAGTCTTTAGCAGCCTTTTCTGCTTTAGCACTCTTTTGTCCAAACACAGTCAAAACAGCGGTTAGTGCTTGAAAGGCAATAAGCACACCAGCAGGGCCAATAAGTTGACCAAGAAGCTTATTAAACGCCTCTCGAACACTTCCAGCGTTAGAAACTAAGGCAGCAAATAAGGTTCCTAATTGAGAAATGTTGTTCGTTATAGCAACAATACCGAAAGGTAAATCTGATATAGTTCTACCTAATTCGAACGCAGCAGCACCAGCTAAACCAGCAGACCTAGCTTGGTCCTCTTGTAGTTTATTTATATTTTTTTGCTCCTTGTTGTATCTTTTACCTGCGGCAGTAGCTCTATCATACTGCTTTGCTAAGTCACCAAAGCTCTTGACAGCTCTTCCAGTTTGGTCAGTTATCTTTCCTGTCTTGAGGTCTAGCTCAAATAGTATGGTTTTATTTATGTCGGCCATTGTTGCGTTTTATTAGTTGTTTAGCTTCCTTTAGTGTTGTTGGTAGTTTATTCCCTCCTTTTGCAAAGTCTATATCTGGGTCGCCAATAATCCAGTCAGACTGATTCAAAAAGTCTATTATCTGTCTAAGCATAGTAGTTTATTAGTTCAAAATCAGTTCTTCCATCTTTCAAGCTAGTATTCATAGAGTTGATTCTATACTTTCTTCCATTAATAACTATAATGTCAGACAGTTCTATACTTATTACTTTACCTACAGGAAGCACAGCGGACACTTTTGTGAGCCTGTTCTTCTCGTTGAACACATTTACTATATAGTCATTGTAAAACCTACTGAAAAGTGTTCCTGTAGCGTCAGAATTAGTATATTCGTTACGCTCTACATCAAAATGTATATTGTTAGACGAATTACTATCTATTGTCTTCAAGTTAGTAGGCATATTCAGCGTGCTAGAAGTGGTAATCTCTGTTGTTTCTCCTAACTTTACAAACTTTATATTCTTGTTACCAGACTTAGCGTTGATAAATAACAGTAAGGGCTTGCCTAAGTAAGCTTCCTCGTTGTCATCTACAAAGTACCCTACCTGAATACCAGTATCTACAGATAGATTGTAGCTATCTAGTAGTTTCTCATATTTAGCGTGATGAAAGTTAGGTTCTACCTTATATATCTCTCCATCTAGGTTTTCTGCGTTTGTATATTCATTTCCACCCCACTCTACTTGAGCTATCTGCTGTAAATGCTGTTTGGCCAGTATAGTGCCTGTATCTGCATACTTAAAGAAGATTTCTTTGTATGGTAATGCAGAATTGATGGCAGACTTATTAATATCAACGTATTTGCTGATATCGTGTTCTGTAGACTGGTAGAAAGTGTCTAGTGGTTGTACGTCTATATCTCCGTTATCATCTACATAAGCAACCAGATTAAACATCTTAAATAAACTAGATAAGAAGTCTATAATAGTCATCTCTGGTATCTGCTCTTGTATATTGAATCTATAAGTGTCATCAAAAGACTCGTCAGTAAGACTGTAGGTATCTGTCTGAGCCGTTGTAGTAACGAACTCTAATGAAACATCTGCCGTAACTGGCTGCTCATATACTTGTAATTGGAACGTAAAGTAAGTCCCACTAGTAATTAGCAAGTTGTCAGTAATGGTAAATACCTGCTCTCCAGTAACATTAGACCTTCTTTCATACAGCGTTCCGTTTCTGTTGATAATAAGGTCAAACGGATGGTTGTCATTGTCTGGCGTTACAGTTAATGTTAATGTATCTCCAGCAGAGCCTAGTGTAAAAGTGCTTCCAGTAAAGTAAGAATAGCTACCAGTTCCTGTAAACGGTATGTGTATAATTGTACCGCTAGTATCTTCTAGTTTGCCTTTCTTTCTGTGACACCACATATACAGATGTTTGATGTCTGTATCTTCTGCTGGGTCAAAGAAACTACCAGAGGCAAAGTTAATGTCTGAATACTCAGACTCTATAGCAGCAATAATCTTATCTAACCTTACTGCATACTTTAGTTCATTATACTTCAATCCCTGAACCTTACTGCCTCCAGAGTATAAGTTGCCAGATTGCTCAGACTCTCTACCAGAATCATAGTACAATCTTTGGCTATGGGTAATTAGTGGTAGTGAATATCCATCTTGAGCAGAACCTGCTGCATTATATGAAGTAAGCCTTTTTAGGTTGGCTAGAATACTATCTGGGTCATATTTGAAGTCTATATTAAGAGCAGTCAAAGAAGGCAGCTTATCTTCTCCCAGAATGTCTTTTAACTCTACTACACTACCAAAGAAGGTTAGCCTGTATGCATAGGGTTTATTGTCACGCATATCTACACCATCCAACTTCAGTTTTCCCTTTCTAAACGGAAGGTAGTTAAGCTCTATAGTAGCGTCTTTCCTAGTTCTAGCATCAAAACCATTGTCTATATCATAGTTATAGTAGTGCTTGAATATCTTATTGTTAGGCTTAGAAGCAGGAACAGTAAATTGTCTAGTGAATGTAGTAAACACCCTTGAGATGTCCTTAACATTCTTGATAGACTGAGTGATAGAAACGCTCTCATCATCGAACATTTCTACCCTATCTGTCCCTATGTATAGTTGTATAGACTGCATCTATCTTACGTTTTGAATAGTGTCGTGAGCAAAGTTTACTTCTACCGTGTAATTCACCATCTTGTCATTTAGTGAAGTACGCATTGTAAGAGTGTTTGTTGCTACATTCACAGGAATAACATCACTACCTACGGTCATCCATACTTTCTCCGACAGCAATAGTTGTTTAATTGGCTCGTTATAGTCTTCTGAT